CACATTTGTTAGTGCAAATAGACGTGGATTTATGATAAATGTTAAGTACGCTGATAGTTATCTCGTACAATCCGTTGTTGGCCCAACTACATTTGTTACTAATGCCCTTCCTGTTGGGTTTGCACATACCTATGTTTCTGGTGGAGTTGTTGAAACTGGATTTACAACTACTAGATTCCCAGATCCTAGAGGCATTCCTTTTGCGATTGGTAATTTTGAATATGATAAGACCACTGGTTTCTCCACAATTACAACTAAGAAGAATCATAGCGGCCTAGCAATTGGTGATCAAATCAATCTTTCTGGAATTGCCTTTACGTGTCTAGCTTATGGCAATGAGATTGCCATCTATGACTTTGACTACACTGCTTCAACTGGTGTAAGTACAATTCTAGTGAATGAAGATCATGGATTGACTGATGGTGATTTGGTAATGCTTCGTGACATTGAATTCTCATGTGCAGCTCCCCATGCAGGTGTTACCACAACTATTTTCCCAGATGGTACTCAAGGTTTCTACTTCAATGTCAATGCTGGAAGTGCTGGAACAACAATTGTTACCAATGTTGGTATTTCAACAATTGATCATACATATGTTTCTGGAACTGGTAAGATCAGAATCGGTATTACAACTTCAATCTTCCCAGATGGAACTCAGGGTAATACCTTTAAGATATTTGATATTCCAGCATCAAATCAAATCATTACCAATGTGGGTATTTCTACAATTGATCATATCTATGATGATCATGGTATTGTATTTGGTGTTAAGGCGGCCAATCCATATAATGTAAAAACTATTAAATCACCAACTGAATTTGAAGTTGATGTATTTAAAGTCGGATTTGCACATACTTACGTTCCAAGCAGAAGATTTGGAGTAGCAAGTGGCGAAGTTGCCAAGTTTAATCAAGGGTTAACATTTGGTTCTGGATATTTTGGATCTGCACAAGTTTCTATTGAAGAAGATGGACACACAGGTGCAGCCGCAACGATAACAGCAAATATTAATGAAGGCGGATCTCTCTCATTCAATATTGTTGGTGAAGGATCTGGTTATACAAATCCAACTATTAATGTTTCTGATCCATCATATGCAAATTTACCTATTGAAGGTATAAGTAGAATTGGACTTGGTTCAACAACTGATTCTGGAAAAGGTTTAACAGTATCTGTAAACGTTGGTCCAGGAGCAACAACTGGAATCGGAACAACTAGTTTTGCGATTACTAACTTCACTATCAGTAATCCTGGATTTGCATTCCTAAGAGGTGATGTATTTAGACCTGTTGGATTAGTAACCGCTGCTGGTGTTGGAACAAACTATAGCGAATTCACATTAGAAGTTCTTAATGTTCTTAATGATACATTCTCAGCATGGAACTTTGGCCAAATTGATTATATTGACTCTATTAGGAGTTTACAAGATGGATTCAGAACAAGATTCCCACTCAATCTAAATGGAAATGGTCTAAGTTTCCAGAGAGATATTACAGATCAGCAATCTGTAGAAATCGATTTGGATGCTGTCCTATTGATCTTTGTTAATGGTGTTGTTCAGGTGCCTAGAAGAGATTATTTCTTTGAGGGTGGTACAAGTTTCAACTTTAACTTTACATCTGCACCAAGACCAGAGGATGAGATCTCAATTTACTTCTATAGAGGTACAAGAGGTGTTGATAGTCAATTGGTTACTGTTTATGAAACAGTCAAACCTGGTGATAAAGTTCAGATGTTGAAATCCAACTCTGGAAATATTCAAACTCAGGATGAGAGAACCATCTTCTCAATTATTGATTCCACGGATATTGAAACAAATGTCTATCGTAATCGTGGTATTAACGATATTCAATTCCGCCCAATCAGTTTCACAAGACAGAAGAGAGACATTATCATCTCTGAAGAGATTCAATTTAAGTCAAGAGACTCTTTAGAATCTCAAATCATGCCAGTAGGAAAAATTATTGGTAATTTTGGAGCATCAGATACTGAAATTTTCCTAGATGATGCAAAGTTCTTCCAATATGAGGAAGATGCCGATGGATCTAATTTTGGTGAAATTGTTTGTGATGGATTAATTGTTGATTATAATGATCCAGTTTCTGCTGCCGTTTCCGCTGTAGTATCTTCTTCTGGAACAATTTCTTCATTGGTAATTAATGATGGTGGATCTGGTTATTATGATGGAAGTGTTTCTATTAAGATTTCAAGTCCCCAAAAAGTTGATAATGAAAAGTATGGAATTATTGGTGTTGGTACAACTGCCACTGCTACAGCAACGGCCGTTAATGGTGTTCTAGATTCTGTAACAATTGTAAATCCTGGATTTGGATATACAGTAACAAATCCACCACAGGTTATAGTTGAAGTTCCATCACCAATAACAGATACAATCACTGGTGCAGAAATTGTTCTCGGTTATTCTGGTATTATAACTGGAATCAGTACAGCAAATGGTTCTGGTGGTCATCCATTAGCACTCCAATTCCAAGTTGATTTGAGCGATTCTGGGCCAGTTTCACTATTCAGAACACTATTGCCTGGTTATCCAATTGTTGTTAAAAATACTGTAACTGGAACTGGAGTGACTTCTGTTGATTCTTCGGATTCTGAAGTGATTGGTATTGGATCAACACACGTTGACAATATCTATATTGTCCATGAATATTCAGTTACTGGTAATACTGGAATCATGACTTGCAATATTAAGTCTGACACAGATACCGTTGGAATTGCTACAACAACTGGTTTTGATGTTGGCCAATTCTCTTGGGGTAAATTGAGTGAGTTTAGTAGAAGTAATAGTCCAATTTCTTTAACAGTTTATGGAAATACATTTGATGTAGGACTAACCACATATCCTTCTATTACTAGAAGAGGTGTTGGTCTGAGAAACACTGGTAATGTTGCTAAACAAGTTCTATTGTAATTTTTGACATAAATAGAAAAAAACGAACCACAAATAGTAATGGCGGCTATTGTAACAGACCAATTTAGGATACTGAATGTTAATAATTTTATTGACTCTGTAGAAAATTCTAACAATTCATATTATATTTTTACGTCTCTACCAAATCCAACCCTATCCATTGGATTTGGTAGAACGAGTGACTGGAATACAAACACGTCTGGACCACCAGTTCCCACTGACAATTTTAATTACAATAATCATGTCTATGATACGATGTTGTTTGGGAGAAAAATTACTCCAGCAAACATTCGTAGAGTTATAAGAAGAATTGATTGGGATCAGGGAAATGTTTATGAACAATATCGTCATGATTATAGTGCAAATAGACTATCACCAACAACTGGATCTACGAGACTATATGATTCAAGATATTATGTAATGAATAGTGAATTTAGAGTTTATATCTGTATTGAAAATGGTGCAACCCCATCAAATCCAGCTGGCAACTCATCTCAAGATGAACCAACATTTACCGATCTAGAGCCAAACAGAGCTGGTGAAAGTGGTGATGGTTATATTTGGAAATATCTCTTCACCGTAAATCCAACAGATATTATTAAGTTTGATTCCACCGAATATATCACTTTACCCCCAAATTGGGATACATCAACAGATCCACAGATTCAAGCTGTTCGTAATAATGGTGATTCTGAGATTAATAATAATCAGATAAAGACTGTTTCTATTGAAAAGGCTGGTTTTGGATATGGTCTTGGATTAAACGTTGAACTTGATATTTTGGGTGACGGGACTGGAGGAAAGGTAGTTGTTTCCACAGATAGCAGTGGAAGAATTACAAATGCTCAGGTTTCTGCTGGTGGTCAAGGATATAGTTATGGAATTGTTGACTTGGGCCCAGTACAAAGTGGTAGTCTGACAGAATTTGCTGAATTAATTCCAATTATTCCACCATCAAAAGGACATGGATATGATTTATATAAAGAACTTGGAGCAGAAAAAGTTCTAGTTTATTCACGTTTTGATGATTCAACTAGAAACTTCCCAACTGATACTCAATTTGCCCAAGTAGGGATTATAAAAAATCCAACATCATTTGGATCGACTGCTGTATTTTCTTCAAATGATTATACATCAACTGGATCAATTAAAGTTATAAATCCAAATGGCAATCTAGTTGTTGGTGATATTATTAAACAAATTGTTGGGGTGACTACAGCAGTTGGATATGTTGCATCTTTTGATGAAGAAACTAATGTTGTCAAATACATTCAAGATAGATCACTTTATTTCAATAAGACGACTGGAACTCAACGTGATTACATTGGTGTCACGTCAGAATCAAAATATGTAGATTTTGAGACTAGTGCTGAGTCAATTACTACTGATGGTGGATTTTCAGCTTCTGTTGATACTACGTTCAGTGGAATTACGACTATTATTGGCAATAATACAATTAATCTCGGTGTCAACTTTACAGACGGACTTGCGAAGTCCCAGATAAATAAGAGGTCGGGAGAAATTGTCTATATTGATAATAGGCCCACTATATCGCGAAATTCTCGTCAAAAAGAAGACATCAAAGTAGTACTGGAATTCTGAAGCAATGGCACAAAAAACAAATTTAAATGTTTCACCTTATTTTGATGACTATGATCCCATTGATAATTTTTATAAGGTATTGTTTAAACCTGGATTTCCAGTTCAAGCTAGGGAATTAAACAACCTACAATCCATTCTTCAGAATCAGATTGAAAATTTTGGCGATCACTTTTTTAAAGATGGTTCTGTAGTAATACCTGGGGGACTTTCTTACGATAATGAATATTTTTCTGTAAAGATTAACTCAGAGTTTTTGGGGATTCCTGTATCTACATATGCCGATAATTTTATTGGTACTGTAATTAGAGGACAAACAACTCAGGTAACTGCAAGAGTTGTAAATGTATTATCAGCTGAAGATTCTGATGATGGAGAACTTACTTTATATGTAAAGTACATAAACTCAAATGATGATGGAGAAGACGTAAGTTTTATTGAAAGTGAACTTCTTCTTGCTGAAGAAAATGTAGTATATGGAAATACAACTATTACTGAAGGATCTTCTTTTGCACAGGTAGTTTCCGATAATGCAACAGCTATTGGTTCAGCAATATCAATTGCTGAAGGTGTGTATTTTGTTCGTGGTTATTTTGTCAATGTTTACTCACAAACAATAATTCTTGATCAATATACAAATGAACCATCTTATAGAATTGGTTTGAGTATTATTGAAAGAACTGTAAACGCAAATGAAGATGAAACTTTATTTGATAATGCTAGGGGATTTAATAACTATTCAGCTCCAGGTGCAGATAGATTTCAGTTTGAGTTAAAACTAATCAAAAAAGATATTGATGATATTGATGATCGTTCTTTTGTGGAACTTTTAAGACTAAATGAGGGAATTACAGAAAAATCTGAACAAAAAACCCAATACAATATTATCAAAGATTATTTTGCAAAAAGAACATATGATGAATCTGGAGATTATTCCGTAGTTCCTTTTGATTTAACATTAGATGAGTGTCTAAATGATGAGATTGGAAATGGTGGTATATATGAAGACACACAAACAACAAGACAAGATAATATTCCATCAGATGATTTATTTTGTTTAACCGTTGGTCCTGGAAAGGCCTATGTAAATGGATATGATATTGAGGTAGTTGGATCTAGAATTATTGATGTAGAAAAACCAAGAGATACTAAACCAGTAGAAAATTCTTTGGTTCCACTTGATCTTGGAAATATTTTAAAAGTAAATAACGTTTTTGGTAGTCCTGTTATTGGTTTAAACAGAGATTCGACATATGTTATTGAACTTTATAATCAGAGAACAACTAGCAATACTGCTGGAACTGGAGAAAAGATAGGAGAAGCTAGAATATATTCTTTTGGTGTAAGTGATGCATCATATTCAGATGATACCACAGAATGGGATCTAAGATTATTTGATATTCAAACATATACACAACTAACCCTAAATGAAGAATATCAGTACTCAAAAGGAACCTACTTTAAAGGATTAAGTAGTGGCGCCACTGGATATGCAAGTGAGAATTGGGTAAGTGGTGACACTGTAAAACTACATCAAACCTCCGGCTCCTTTATGGAAGGAGAGCAAATATCAATTGATGGTATAACAGAATATCCAAGATCAATTAAGGATATTATCATCCATACTCTTAATGATGTAAAGTCAGTATATCAAGATGCATCAACCCTTGGACTACAATCAGATTTTGTTGCTGATGTTGTCCTAAAATCTAGAGTTGCTGATGGATTTAGAGCCACTGACAAAATTACCATCACGAGTGGAGGAACAGTAACATCTCCTGGAAATAAATTTACAGGAATTGCAACAAATTCAATTATAAGATATCAAAATACTGCAGATGCATATGATGATGAGGTTTATAATAGGGTAACGAATGTTTCCTCAGATGGAAATTCAATGACCGTTGTTGCTATTTCTGATATTGCAGGCGTTGCCACTGGATTACTTCCATCATCAACAACAACAGTTGATTTTAGAATTGGAGAAACAGATTTCTCCTTTGGAGATAATGGAGGGTCGCTTTTTATTGAACTCGATAGAGACAACATCAGTACTATTGACTTATCTTCAGCAAATCTTCCAATTTATCAGCAAATTGATGGATTATCAACAGATTCTTTTGGGGCATTAACTGTAAATATAAGTTCAGTTGGAGTATCCAGTGCCCTATTTGAGAATTTTGATGCTGAAAGATATTCAATACACTATTCAGATGGATCTATCGAAGATCTAACTTCAGATCAATTCACTATCAACAGTGATGGTACAGAAGTTGTATTTAATGGACTAACTGCAAGTGAAACGAATGTTACTCTTATTGCTACTGCTAAAAAGAGGGGACTAAAGTCAAAAATTAAACAATATACAAGAAGTACTAAAGTAACAGTAAATAAATCAAAAAACAGATCAGCGGGAGTGTCAACAAATCTCGCTAATGGCCTAGATTTCAATTCATTTTATGGATTGAGAGTTGAAGATGAAGAGATTTCTCTAAACTATCCAGATGTTGCCAATGTCGTTGCAATTTATGAATCGAATACAAGTGATGCCCCAGTTTTAGATAGATTAGTTTTTGAAACTGGTCTTGGATTGGATACAAATTCAATTTTAGGGGAATTAATAAAAGGACCAAATAATCAATCTGTAGCTAAGATTGTAACTAGATCTTCGCCAACAGCTGTTGAAATTGTTTATTTAAATGATCAGCGTTTTGCAGTTGGTGAAGAGGTTACATTCCAGGAATCTGGAATCATTGGAACTATTCAATCTGTAGTGAATGGTAATTATATTGATAGAACAGATGATTTTATTTTAGATGATGGTCAAAGACAAGACATTTATGATTATTCAAGACTTGTAAGAAATGCTGGAATTAAAATTCCAGCAAAACAACTCTTGGTAATATTTGATCATTACACTATTCTATCTACAGATGAAGGTGATGCATTTACTGTTCTATCATATGATGCAGAAAGATATAAGTCAGATATTCCAACAATCTTTACTCCAAACTCTGTGAATGGATTCTCTATTATTAGAGCGTCAGATACCATCGACTTTAGGCCAAGAGTATCTCCATTTACTGGAACAACATCCTCACCATTTGACTACGATTCAAGAGATTTCTCTACTACAGGATCAACTACAAATCTAATTCCTAAAGCTGGAGAGAGTACAATAGTTGGTTATGAATACTATCTACCAAGAATGGATAGAGTGATTCTAACTGCTGATGGTTTCTTTAGAGTTGTAAAAGGGCAATCCTCAGATGATCCAAAAACTCCAACAATTGTTGAGGATTCAATGACTCTGGCAACTATTCAATTGCCACCATATCTCTATGATATTGATGATGCACAAATTACTCTTATGGATAATAAGAGATATACAATGAGAGATATTGGAGAAATTGAATCCAGGGTGAGCAATCTTGAAGAGGTTACTTCACTTTCAATTCTAGAAAATGATACTAAGTCTTTACAGATTCAAGATGCTGATGGATTAAGTAGGTTTAAGAGTGGATTCTTTGCTGATGATTTTAAGAATGGTGATCTATTTGACCAAGAATATACAACATGTGTTGTAGATGCTGGCATTAAACAACTTTCTGTACCCACAAGTAGAATTACTTTATCACCACAAATAGCTCCAGCAGCTTCCAATCTAGCAAAAACTTTTGATTATACCACAAATTATGAATTGTTGGATAATTTCTTACAAAAGACTGGCAATGTTGTTAGTTTAAGATATAATGAAGAAAAATATATAGAGCAAGCATTTGCTACTAGAATTGAAAATGTAAACCCATTCAATATCATTGAATATACTGGAACCATAAGACTAGAACCATCCACTGATACTTGGGTAACAAATAAATCTGAAACCAAAAAAGTAACTAAAAATAAATTTAAGACACTTACCAATAGAAGTAGACAGTTTAGAACTGTTAATGTCGTTGGTAAGCCAAGAAGTGGAAGAACTACGATGTCTACAAAGACATCAAGAGATACAAAAGTAACATCATCAAGAACATCTGCAATTACGGATGTATCAACTGATATTGATACAAAATCAACTAGCGATCCGTTCATCAGACGTAGAAATGTTTCTTTCTTTGCTGATGGATTGAAACCATTTACAAGATACTATTCTTTCTTCGATGGTTCTAGGAAACTTGACGTTTTTCCAAAATTTTTAGAGATTGGAAATGTTGTTGGTTCATTTAGAGTTGGTGAAACAGTTGAAGGTTTTACAAGAAACAAAAATGGTAAAACTGTAAGAAGAATTGTTTTTAGACTTTGTGCTCCAAACCATAAAACTGGAGACTTTAAGAATCCCGATTTAACCCTAGACTTTAATCCATATAATAAAAATCAATCATTAGAGAATGCGAAAACATATAATACATCGTCAACATTTTTGAATGTTGACGTAAATGCTCTCAGTTTAGCTGCTCAGGGTTCTTTCTTCGGTTTCATCACTCCAGGAATGAAACTTATTGGTAGAACTAGTGGGGCTCAGGCAACTGTTAAAACAAATAGATTAGTTTCTGATGGTCTTGGTAGTTTGTATGGGTCATTCTTCTTTAGAACCCCAACAAAAGAACAAAAAATTAAATTTAGAACTGGAACAAAAACATTTAAATTAACAAATGTCAGTAACGACACTCTTCCACTTCCTGGAAGTAAAAAACACAGTGAAGCAGAGGCTGTATACTCTGCAACTGGTACTATCCAGAGAACCACTCTTACAACTACTCAAATAAGAACGATTACAACAACAAGAAATGTTGTAAACACAATTACCCAAACAAATACATTTAGATTCCAGAAACTACCACCACCGAAGATTATTAGAAGAACCACAGTTATTGACAGAACTAGGACCATTAGGCCTCAAATTACTAGGGTTACTAATGTAACTAACGTAACTAACGTAACTAATGTCAGAAATGTAGTTGAGGCCCCAAGGAGAGACCCACTAGCACAATCATTCTTGACAGATAAAAAAGGTGCATTTATTACATCTGTTGACATTTTTATGGCAACAAAGGATAACAAAGCACCATTAACAGTTGAGTTGAGAACCATTGATCTTGGTTTACCCACAGGACAACTAGTATCTCTAGAAGCTCAAGTTGTTCTAGACCCATCTCAGGTAAAAACCTCAGATGATGCATCTGTGGCAACTAGAGTAACATTCTCAGCACCAATTCCAGTTTTACCAGAAACTGAATATGCATTAGTTCTACTTGCACCTACAAGTGACAGATATAATGCATGGATTGCAAAACTCGGAGAGAAAACTGTAAACACTAAGGAATTATCCGGCCCTGATCAACTTCAATATACGAAGCAGTATGGTGCTGGTTCACTATTCAAATCCCAAAACGGATCTACCTGGACGCCAACACAATTTGAAGATCTTAAATTCAGGGTCAATAGGTGTGAATTTATATCTAAGGAGGGAACTGCGACATTCTACAACCCAGATATTGATCATGATTCTGACATTCTTCCTGAATTACCACAAAATCCAATCAAATCTTTACCAAGACAGTTGGATGTTGGTATCACTACGGTAACACAAACATCTATGCAGGAATTGCTTAATATTGGTAGAAAGGTTGGTTCTGGTAGTACAGTAACTGGTTATATTGGCAATGTTGGTGGCCCACTATCAAATATTAAGGTTAATATAGCTGGAATTGGCTACTCTGACGGGACCTATAATGACGTTTCTTTCTTCTCCATTACTGGAAGTGGTTCTGGTGCTGTAGGAGTCGTTACAGTGGCATCTAACGTTGTTACAGAGGTCTCAATTACGACACCTGGAAACGGATATGTTGTTGGTGATACTCTGGGTATTACAACCAGTGATGTTACCAAAGGTGGAAGATCTCAAATATCCGTATCAAACATTAGTGGATATGATCGATTGTATCTTACTGGTGTGAGGGGCGAACAGTTTACTGTAGATGAATCTTTAGTCTATTATGATGATTCTGAAACTGCAGTTTCTCTTGGAAATACTTTTATCTTAAACTCAACCTTAACAAATAATCTATATTCTGGTAATGTAATTGAAGTCTTACATCCCAATCATGGTATGAAAGACATTAGAAACTCTGTTGAAATTTACGGGGTAGAGCCAACAAGAACACCAACAACATTGTCAGCTGCTATTAATGCAACTACTGCTACAGTTTCTGTAGCGGATACAACACCTTTTGCAACCTTCCAAGGAATCACAACTTCCGCTGGATTTGCTCTCATCGGCAATGAAGTTGTTTACTATAACACTATTGGAAGTGGAACTCTTGGTATTAGTACAAGAGGAGCTGAAGGAACATCTGCATCTTCACATGCAGTTGGTGATGAAATTTATCCATATGAGTTCAATGGTATTTCTCTAACTCAAATTAATAAAACTCATGAAATGCCCAATGATGTTATTTTCCAGGCAAATAAAACTATTGACACATATTATCTAGAAATTGATCGTGGAAATAGAAAGACTGGAGAAAATCAACTCAGTTTTGAATCTGAATTGGTTGCTGGTGGGGATAATGCCTGGGCTTCTGGTAATATTCAATATGATAGAGTAAATGCAAGACTTGATATTGTTCTTCCCAAAACAACATCTATTGACACTCGTATTAGAACAATAACAGGAACTAGTGCTGGTGGTATTGAACCATCATTCATTGACAATGGATTTGCTATTGCAGTACCTAATTCAACACTTCTATTTGGACAACCAATGATGGTTGCATCTAAAGTAAATGAAGATTCACAACTTGATAATCTACCAAGAAACAAATCATTCGCAATTGAAGTTGATTTAAATACCGAAGATGGTAGATATTCACCTTTCATCTATCTTGACAACTGTGCAATAGATTTTGATAGAAGTAGAATTGATTCCCCCATTACAGATTATGTAACCGATTCTAGAGTTAACAGTCTTAATAATGATCCACATGCAGCTATCTATGTTTCGGATAGAATTGATATGAAGAATCCTGCCACTTCATTGAAATTACTGACAAGTGCATTTGTTGATACTACATCTGATATCAGAGCTCTTTATAGAATATTCCCAGTTGATAGCGCAAATACTGATCAATCATTTGTGCTCTTCCCAGGTTATGATAATCTTAGGGATACTGATGGCGATGGATTTGGTGATCTGGTTATTGATGCAGCAAGGAACTCTGGTCGTCCAGATCAGCAAGTTGTAACCACTGGTGGAAGCGAACTTAGAGAATATCAATTCTCTGTTGATAATTTACCACCATTTACTGGATATCAAATTAAGATTGTATTCAGTGGTACAAATGAGGCCTTTACTCCCAGACTAAATGACCTTAGAACTTTAGCACTTGCATAATATGAATTTGAAAAAAGTTGACCAAGATTCTGATTATTCGAGAGACATGAAAACTGGTGCCATCATCAATACAAATGAGATGGCATACCAGAATTATATAAAGTCTAAGAAGGTTAGGGATCAAAAAAGAAGAGAAATAGAAGATCTTAAAGATGAAATCTCTGAAATCAAAGATCTACTAAAGACTCTTATTGATAATAATAAATAAGAATATATCTCTAATTTATGAAAAATGGCAGTATATGTCCACAATATTACAATTAATCAAGGTGCAGACTTTTCACTGTCATTCACTGTTGAGGGGTCACAAACAAATTCCCCCCAAGATTTAACTGGATATTCGGCTTCTGCCCAACTGAAAAAAACTTATACTAGTTCTACGTCCACATCATTTGCATCGACAATTACAGTTCCAAGTGATGGAACAATATCTCTTACATTAGATTCATCGGTAACTTCTGGTCTTAAAGAGGGAAGGTATGTTTATGATGTACTAATTACAAATCCATCCGAAACAACCAGAGTTGTTGAAGGAACCGCACTAGTAAGAGCAGGAGTTACAACAACATGAGCCAGTTTACTGTAAGAGTTGGTCAAACAAACAGCACGAAAGTATTAGCATCTGATGTTATTGGCAGACTAAATAATTTACAGGATGTTGATGCACAAGGACTTTCTAATGGGTCCGTTTTAGTATATGATAGCAATAGAAGTATTTGGGTTGCAACAAATACTTTGACTGAGGGTTCTGAATATACCTTAGAGATTGATGGAGGAACATATTAATGGCCACTCCTAGCACTAGACAAGAACTGGTGGACTATTGTCTGAGAAGACTTGGAGCACCCGTATTAGAAATTAACGTTGATGATGATCAAATTGATGATTTGGTTGACGATGCTATTCAATATTTTCAGGAGCGTCATTATGATGGTTCCGAAAGAATGTATTTGAAATATCAAATTACTCAAGATGATATTGATCGTGGAAGAGGCCCAAGTGCCAACGGTGTGAGTGGAATTACTACCACTACAGTATCAGAATCTGTCGGGAATACAACCGAATTTAAATTTGAAGAGAACAATAATTATATAAAAGTACCTGATCAAGTCTTAGGTATTAATAAAATTTTTAAATTTGATACAAATTCCATTTCTGGTGGAATGTTTAGTATTAAGTATCAATTATTTTTGAATGATCTTTACTTTTTCAGTAGCGTTGATTTATTACACTACTCAATGGTAAAGACTTATCTTGAAGATATTGATTTTCTTCTCACTACGGATAAGCAAATTAGATATTCAAAAAGACAAGGAAGATTATATTTAGATATTGATTGGACAGCACAAACTGCTGGAGATTATATTGTTATCGACTGTGAAAGGGCCTTAAATCCATCAGATTTCCCCAAAATATATAATGATAGTTGGTTGAAAAAATATCTAACTGCAATGATTAAAAAGCAGTGGGGTATGAATATGATTAAATTTAGTGGAACAAAACTTCCTGGTGGTGTAGAGCTAAATGGAAGGCAATATTATGATGATGCAGTAAATGAACTTGCAGACATTGAATCTAAGATGCAATCAACATACGAATTACCACCTCTCGATATGATCGGATAATGGCACTCAATCCCTTTTTTCTACAAGGATCCGCTAACGAGCAGTTTTTAATGCAGGATCTTGTAAATGAACAACTTAAAATATATGGGATTGATGTTTATTATATCCCAAGAAAAATATTAGGTTCTGAAATTATATCAAGAGAGGTTACTTTATCTAAACTTGATGACAATTTTATTATCGAAGCTTATCTTGATAACTATGAGGGGTATGGTGCAAACACTGAAATTTTATCGAAGTTTGGTGTTCAATTGAAGAGTGAAATTTCTCTAACAATTTCCGAAGAAAGATTTCAACTTTTCATTGAACCATTTCTAAAAGATCTTAAAGCTTCAGAACCTGGAGAAATTTTAATAACAAATCGTCCAAGAGAAGGTGATGTAATTTATTTTCCTCTTGGGGAAAGATTATATGAAATCAAGAGTGTAGAGCACGAAAAACCTTTTTTCCAACTAGGTAAAAACTATATCTATCAATTATCATGCGAACTTCTAGAACTTGAAGATGAAATCATTGAAACTAATGTTGATGAGATTGATGGTCTAATGGAAGATTATGGATATGTAACTCAACTACTATTAGAAAATTCTGGTACTAACGCTACAGCGATAGCAAATATTGCACTTACTGGATCAGTAAGAAAAATTGAAGTTACAAATGATGGATACAGTTACGAATCCACTCCAACTGTTGCAATCTCTACAGCTCCAGTTGGTGGAACAGATGCAAAGGCAATTGCAGTCGTAAGTAATAAAGCTATTAGTGAAATATTGATTACAAATGCTGGTGCTGGATATACAGTAACACCGACAGTAACATTTACTGGTGGTGGTGGGTCTGGTGCAGCAGCAACAGCAGTCCTTGGTAATGGATCCGTACAATTTATCAGCGTTGCAACTACTGGTGCTGGATATGTAACTGCACCAGTAGTTACTATTGGTGGCCCAGGATCAGGAGTTACCGCAACAGCAAAATCTGTAGTTGGTGCTGGTGGAAGTATTTCTGAAATTCGTCTAACCGATGGTGGATTTGGATATGTATCAACTCCTGTTGTTGCAATTTCTTCTGCACCAAGTTCTGGAATTGGAACATATGTAAGAAATGAAATCGTTACAGGAAGTCTGTCTGGAGCAAAGGCTAGAGTCAAGAAATATGATCAAGATGCTCAAACTCTTGAAGTCTACATAAATAGTGGTAACTTTACGTCTGGCGAAATTATTACTGGCGAAACATCAAACGCACAGTTTACATTATCTTCATTTGATTCCGATCCTGGAAATAAGATTGAATTCTCTCAAAATGAAGAACTTGAAGAATTGGCTGACGATATACTAGACTTTACAGAATCTAATCCATTTGGTACATACTGATGTTAGGAACTTATTACTATCACGAAATACTTAGAAAAACCATCATTGCTTTTGGTACAATTTTTAATGATATTCACATCAGACATACAAGTGATGATGCTTCTACTGTAAGTGATATAAAAGTTCCTCTCGCATATGCACCCCAGCAAAAATTTCTTGCACGATTGGAGCAGCAAGCAAAACTAGATAAACCAATCGCAATAACTTTACCAAGAATGTCATTTGAGATGACAGGTATTAATTATGATCCATCAAGAAAATCAAATATCACAAAAACATTTAAAGCCGTTGATGGTGAGAATCTAAAGAAAGTTTTTCTTCCAGTTCCATATAATGTAGATTTTCAACTATCAATTTATGCCAAATTAAATGAAGATGCTCTACAAATAGTGGAGCAAATTTTACCATATTTCCAACCAACATTCAAAGTTACTGTAGATCTTATCAGTTCTATTGGTGAAAAAAGAGATATTCCAATTGCACTCAACAATATCACAATGCAGGATGAATATGAGGGAAATTTTGAGTCAAGAAGAGCTATAATTTATACCTTAAGTTTCACAGCAAACACATATCTATTTGGACCAATCGCAGAATCTTCCGATGGTCTCATTCGTAAGGTACAGGTTGATTACTATAATAGTGTTGATGTACAAAATGCCAAGAGAGAAGTTAGATATACCGCAGTACCAGATCCAATAGACGCTGAACCTGGGGATGATTTTGGGTTTAGTGAAACTTTGGAATTCTTTAATGACAGCAAAAAGTACAGCCCATCTCAGGACAAAGACATCTAATGTGAACTACCATGAAAAAATCATTTGACAAAATTAGTGAATCACTCAACACAGAAACAGATATTGTTGATATAACACCAACAAAATCAGAAGTTGTAAAAACAAACAATGATCATTTGGTGGATCAGATTAAAAAAGATTATGAATATACAAGGGGAAATTTATATTCATTAATAGAAAAGGGTCAAGAGAGTCTTGATGGAATCATGGAATTGGCTCAAGAGTCTGATTCTCCCAGAGCATATGAAGTTGCTGGGCAAATAATGAAGAGTGTTGCCGACACTACTGATAAACTTATTGATTTGCAGAAAAAGATGAAGGAACTAAATAAAGAAGATGACGGTGGTCCCAAGTCTGTCACTAATAATGCACTTTTTGTTGGATCAACTGCCGAATTAGCAAAGTTCCTAAAGCAACAACAATGAACGAAGAAGGACTACGTGATTGGTTTGGTAAATCCAAATCAAAAGATGGTAAAAAAGGTTGGGTGAACGTAGTCACTGGTGGAACATGTGCAAGTGATGAACCTGGTGAGGGAACTCCCAAGTGTGTTTCTTCTGCTAAGAGAGCATCAATGACACCTGCAGAAAGAAAATCTGCACAAAGAAGAAAGAAAGCAGCAGATCCTGGCCAACAACAAAAGTCTGGTGCTGCTAAACCAACATATGTTTCTACAGATCCCCAAAAGAAGATGAAAGAAGAAAAACTATTGACTTTTTCTGAGGTTAGAAATGCTTATGCTGTTGGTATGGCACAGGCGATGAAGTCTACTGGTGATAAACCACCTCTTAAAAAGAGCACTATAACCAAAGCTCATGAGATTGCAAAGGCAATCAAAAAAGAGGAAAAAGATCATGAAGTTTCTATGGCGCATAAGCAACTTGATAAGACTATAAAAAATGCTAAGAAACTCAAAAAAGATTTGGGATCGAAGGAAAAAAATATTCCAGCATGGGTTCAAGCAAAAATTACTCATGCTGATCATAATGTAGATGCAGCATCTGGATATATGGATGAAAGTGGTATGCCAACTGTCAAACCATATAAAAAGACAGTTCCAATGCCAACTGTAAGGTCACGCAAAAATCCAGCTCCAATGCCAACTGTAAAACCAAAAGATATTGGAGAAGCAAAGGATAAGAAAGGGAAGGGTAGTGGTAAAAAAGACGCTTGTTATCACAAAGTCAAATCACGTTATGATGTCTGGCCTTCCGCATATGCATCTGGTGCTTTAGTTAAGTGTCGTAAAGTTGGTGCTGCTAATTGGGGAGAGGAACTTGAGATGCAAGAAAAATGTTGGGATGGATATACAGAAAAAGGAATGAAGAAAAAGGGCAATAGAATGGTTCCTAATTGTGTTCCTGTTAAAGAAAACTGTGGTTGTGAAGAACCAAAGATGATGAGATATTGTCCCAAGTGTGGAAAAAATGAGACTAGAGATGAGTGTTCTTATGGTCCTAGAACCTGGGACATGTATTCTATGCCTGTTAGATTAACTCCAAATCAAAAGAAGTTTGATATTGCAACTGTTGCTCCAGCTAATGAAGAGCATGTGACTGAGAAGTATGAAAGAATTCAAAGACAAGGAAAAACCTATACTGTATTTTTTACATTCAGAGGACAATATAAGTCTTTACAATTCTTCTTCCCAACTGCAAAAAGGCCCTCAAGAGAGGACGTTCTAATTCAACTCAGAAAAGTATATCCCGATGCAATTCTTGTTAACTATTTTGAAAGAGATCGTGTTGAGAATGAACCCCTAGTTCAGGTTGAGGGTGCCAAATCTTTTGGAAAATTTATGGCAGAGGCCTCTCCCCTTGGATATAATCAAGGAAATAAAGACGATATTAATAGAGGTACAGCAGGTTCAACAGAAGTAGACGCAACACGTAAACTACTTGATGCTATCAGAACTGGCGGCCGGCGCACTCAAGCAAAGAAAAAAGCAACCACACAATTGGCTGGTTATGAAACTGAAGGTGAGATGGTTGAGGGTGCTGCCTGGACTAAAAAGTCTGGTAAGAATCCAGAAGGTGGCCTAAATGAAAAGGGACGTAAGTCCTACGAAAGAGAAAATCCTGGATCTGATCTTAAAGCACCTTCCAAGAAGGTTGGTAATAAGAGAAGAGCATCATTCTGTGCAAGAATGAAAGGTATGAAGAGCAAACTTACCTCTGCCAAAACTGCTAACGATCCCGATAGCAGAATCAATAAGTCCCTTAGAGCCTGGAACTGCTGATGAAATCCTTTCAACAATTTCTATCCGAAAGCGTCAATATCTCTGGCGACTTTAATGGAAATCTATACATGAACTCTGAGCCACAATCTCAAAGGGTT